CTTTTGCAAAAGATCCCGCTTTCTACGAGGAATTTATTATTCCTGAACTCGACAAGCGCTTGGCTGAAGAATACAAGTATAACGCAAATGAAGCGCAAGGCGAAGAAGAACCTGTCGAGTAAAGCTGTAGTCCCTATTTCCGGGGGAATGGACAGCTCTGTCCTACTACATTTAGCTGCTAGTAGGTATGATGAGATCATAGCTGTAAACTATGATTACGGGCAAAAGCACCGTGATAAAGAGCTATTGTGCGCTACTTTACAGATTGAATCACTGGACATGCCTGTAACATATCAATCTATTAAATTACCATTTTTTAAGGATATTTGTCGAGTTTCTTCTCTCCTTAATAATAAGATTGCAGTTGCTAAAGCTAAAGATGTAATGGGCGACCCACAGACGGTAAACTATGTACCTTACCGTAACCTAATGCTTCTTAGTATATCTCTGGCAATAGCAGAGAACGTGGGGGCTAGCACCGTTTTTCATGGAGCTGCACAGGCCGATAGCGTTGCAGGGTTCTGGGATGGTAGTGAAGAATTCTTAGAGCAAATCAACAAAGTATCGGCTTTGAACCGTAGAAATAAAATTACCGTTCAAGCACCGTTAATCGATAAATCTAAAGCAGAAATTATAAAATTAGGAATAAAACTTGGAGTGAATTTTAAGAATACCTGGACTTGTTACGAGGGAGAAGAAGCGGCTTGCGGTGAATGCACTGCATGTTCTTTAAGAATAAAAGGATTTATAGATGCCGGTTTTATAGACCCAATACCTTATAAAATCTCAATACCTTGGGAAAAATATAAGTGTAAAGAGATTTTTTAACATGGATTACCCCAGAAGACGCATATACTAGACGTAATAGTTGGACCTGTGCCTATCGGATTTAATGCTCTAAAAGATACAGTGTTACAAGCTTGACCTGCGCACATCCCGGCACAAACTGTTCCTCCCGACCAGCTGCTCCCATTTATCCAGTTGCCCGTGGTACCTGTTCTATACTGCATTGTAACAGGAGTACTTCCGTTATTATTTGCTGTCGCAGTCGCGCTTATATAACCACCAAATCTAGATACACACGGCCTAGACGTGTAGGGCACGCGTGTGCTTGTATTAGTAATAACAGGAAGAAGCGGTCGACCGGCCGCTACAGTAGAAGCGGTGTTTGAACTATCACCAGCACCGTTGGAATTAACTGCTCTTAATACTACAGAGTAAGAAGTACCGGGGGTAAGCCCAGTTATGTTAAATGAGGTCGCTGTACCAACTGTCACCCAACTACCGCTGTTGAGTGAATATTGATAACTAGTAATATTAGTATTATTAATAGTTGGTGGCGAAAAACTTACTGTTAAATAATTAGCTACAACGTTGTCAGGATAAGTAGTAGCGATTGAATTTATAGTCGGTGCACCGGGTACAGATGCATAGAATTGTCTCCAAATTCCATTTTGATTTATCCAACCGTTTTTTATATTACGCCAGTTACCAGACTGTTTAACAAATATATTTTTTACAGTTTTCCAACCGCTAGAGTTTACAAACAGAGGCATTTTTAGTCATTGTAGCTAAAGCCACCTGGATCATAACCTGTACGCCCACCAATGGCCCCTATATCCCTAAGGGTACCGGTAACATCGTCATCTTCTGGGTATTCTTCAATATTTGGCTCTTCACCAGTACCTTCACCTTCTTTTTTCTCGCTAGCAGGTGAATAACTGTTTTTATATTTTAATGAGTCAATAAAGTCTTGAACCATTTCTTTATCATTTGCCATCTTATCATCAAAAGCTCTTGTAATTGCTTCAACAACCTCATTTTTTAGCTCAGGCGAGTCATATAGGTCACCCTTTTCAATGGTAATCTCATCAGGAAGTTCAGTAAAAATAGGCTGCCATTCTTTAATAAATCTAACGTTATCATTTTTTACAAAAGTAAGTGTAGATGGAACAGTTACAGTAGGTTGACCTGCATCTGGTGTTACAGGTTTACCTTCAACCCCTGCTTTGACAGCCTTATCTACTTTAGCAGGTTCGGCTACTGTTCCTCCCTCTGCATCAATTCTTACAACATTTAACAAGTTGTCGACAACTCTTGCTGTATATTTTGCTTGTGTGGACCCCACTTTAAGCACGTTTTTAATAAGATTTTCTAAATCTGCTCTAAACTTCATCTTACTACCCGGATAGAACAATTGATACTCTTTACCGTCAACTGTATGTACTGCAGGCTTAAAAAGCTTTGTCTTAATAGCATTTAATAATTCGCCAGCAACCTCTTTAATTGATTTACCTTCGCGTTTTGCAGCAGTTCCTAAACCATAACCACCTCCCGGTGTTTGAGTTATATCACCACCGTAATCTAAGTCTCCCGGGCCATAGATAGGTGCTTCTTTTAAAACCTGGGTTTTTTTAGTTAAATAAGCTTCGAATATAAGCTTTACATCTTTGTTCATCTTGAATTATTTATTCTCTATATTATAATAATTTAGGAGGAAAATTCTATTTGCGGCATATTTGGTTCTAAAGAGTTTAGCAATTACGTTAAACTATATAAGAGTAATAGAAAAAGAGGCACTTTTTCTTATGGCGGTCTACTACTTAATACTAAAGTTCACGCTATTTTGAAGAGCCCGGGCACTGCAAATCTTTCTAATCGATTAGTTATTGAATACGGTAAAAAGAAGAAAAGCATTACTGATTTTAATTATTTCCTAGGACACACACAGGCTCCTACTTCTGCACAAAGAAAGTTTTCTCCCTCCACAAGCCACCCGTTTCAATATAAAGAATGGATTATTGCGCATAATGGTGTTATTACTAACGACAAGCAACTTAAGCTACTTTTAACCGACAAAAAATCATATAACGTTGTTGACTCCTCCGTAATTGCACCTTTAATCGCAAAGTATTTCAAGGAAACAGGAGATGAAATTACTGCAATAGTTAAGACTTTATCCTCTTTACAAGGTACTTTTGGTGTTTGGATTTATAATCAAAAAAGCACAAACATTTATTTAGCGAGGTGCGGCAGCACATTATATGCTGATTTTCTAAATAATGAATTTTCTTCTTTAAAGGAAGATGGTTTTGTTCCGCTAGAAGAAGGGTTCGTTTATCTATTAACAAAAGAAGGCATAACTTCGGTAGGTAGGTTTAAACTTAACTCACCATTTTTTACATCATGAAGAAATTTGCATTCTTTTTTTGTACAAGACAAAGTACTGTAGAAAATACTTTAGCGTTTAAATCACTAAAAGGTATATTAGAAAAAATACCGTCACGTTTTAATATTATCTTCAAAGCAAACAACACAGACGGGCTAAGCAAAGCCTACAATGATGTAGTAAGCGAACATAAGTCTAAGTACGATTACATTGTTTTCTTACACGACGACGTTTTTGTTGATGATGTAAATGTTTGCGATAAGCTTGAAAGAGCGCATTCTCAGTTTGATATTGTTGGCTTAGCTGGGGGATTAGTTCCTCAGATTAAACAACCAGCTTTATGGCATTTGATGTGCGGGGGATTTGGAAGCGGTAATTTAAGAGGTGCTGTTGCACACCCAGCTAGTAAAGATCAAATTATGGTAACTAATTTTGGCCCTACTCCATCTCGTGTTGCTATTCTTGATGGTCTTTTTATATCAATAGATGTAAGAAAGGTACAAAATGTAGGATGGAAGTTTAATGAGAATTATAATTTTCATCACTATGACATCGCTAGCAGTATTGATGCAAATAAGAAAAAGTTAAAACTCGGCGTTGCACCTATTTGGGTTATGCATTCCTCTCCCGGGCTTCTCGATGTAAATGATAAGTTATTTTCTGACAGTCAAATTAAGTTTTTAAGCGAATATAGTAATTGTTGAAAACCTTAAAAACTGATATATTATATAATAATGGCTAAGCTAGATTTAGATTATTTCGAAGTACTCATAGCTTACAAAAGTCTAACCGATGATACCTATCTCGCTTCCATTATTGACTATGTAAAGCCTATATATTTTAAGAATAAGGATATTCAGGCTATTTTTAAAATTATTAGAGAATTTTACGAAAAGAGAAGCACAAAACCTACAATTACAGAAATAAAATCATATCTTACTACAGACGAATTAAAGACCAGCTTAAAAAATGTTGTCAGTCTTTTTAATGGAATAGATAAGAATTTTAATATTGATGAACTAACTAGTAACACCGAAACGTTTTTAAAAGAAAAAGCAGTTTATCATACAATGCTTGATGTTGTTGATGATGTTTCTAAAAATGAAATTGATACTTCTAAAATTTTAGATAAATTTGAAAAAGCTTGTAATGTTTCTCTTACCACTGATACAGGATTAGATCTTTATGCTAATATTGATAGAGTAATTGATGATCTTAATTCAGCTGAAAAATATATTCCATCTTCATGGAAATGGCTCGACGATAAAATTGGCGGAGGCTTCTTAGAGGACGGAAGAGCCTTATATCTTTTTGCTGGTGAGACAAATATTGGTAAGAGCATATTTCTCGGTAATGTAGCAATTAATATTGCAAAGCAAGGAAAAACTGTTTTACTTGTATCTCTTGAAATGCCGGAACTTATATACGCAAAGAGGCTTTGCTCAAGCGTATCCAAGATACCTTTAAGCCATTTAAAAGTTGAATCAGATACTTTAAAAAATCAGATAAATGAATATTCTATAGAAAACCCCGACTCAAAGATTATTATTAAAGAATTTCCACCCGCAACAATATCAGCAAATCATTTAAAAGCATTTATAAAGAAAATTATTCAAAAAGGTATTAAGTTAGATGCTATAGTTTTGGACTATGTAAATTTGCTTAACTCAACTTTAGGTGATTCTAGTTATGAAAGAATAAAGATTTGTACCGAACAGTTAAGAGCCCTCTCTTATTATTTTAACTGCCCGATCATTTCTGCTACACAGCTCAATAGAGAGGGGTATGAAATTTCTGATCCTGGATTAAAAACTATTTCAGAGAGTATAGGATTAGCAATGACAGGCGACGTAATTCTTAGTGTATGGCAAGAAGATACAGATAAAGAATTGGGTGTTATAAAGATGGGGCTCATGAAAAATAGATTCGGTCCAAATTATGGTTGCTGCTCTATGAGAATTGACTACACAACACTTACAATTACAGAAGACGAGCACATAAACGACACGGAGGGTAGTACATCTACTATTAATACACTCACTAAATTATCATTGACATAGATGGATTTATAATAAATAGTCAATAATTAGTTTTGACTGTGAAAAGTTATGATCCTGCTGAATCGATGACAGAATACGAGCAATCACACCTGTTTTTATCTTTTTGTTCATTTATAACACTAACAAACACAAAAAAATTGAATTTAGCCAACGTTTTTATTTTACTTTTAAAGAAGAGAGGGGTTAGAGAACTATTTAAGACTTACTGTGATTTAAAAAATGACTTCACGGCTATAAAATTTTTTTTACAGTTTGACTCTAGCCTTCATAAAAGTAAGTATATAATGAAATTCTTAAACAGCACCAAGAAAAGTTTATTTTTATGAAACCCGACAATTATAACGCAAAAGTAGTTCTTAACGGCAAAAAAAGCTTGGATAAGGCTTATTTTGATAAGGCATATAATAAATTTAATAGAGAGTTTTTAAGGTCTGGTGTTTTGGATGAACTCAGACTTAAAAGATGTTTTTATAAACCCAGTGTTTTAAAAAAGCTTAAAAAAGAACTTGCACGAAATAAGTGGAAGTTTTATTGATAATGACGCTTTTTGAGAAGCACATTTACAACAACTATTTAATTGCTACAAGGACGAGCAAAAATTTACCTTTTAAATTAAGAAAAAATTTTGATAAGCTTGACGATAAAAACTTTGTTTTAATAAAAAAAATTGCAAGTTTTTTAAGACGATTTCCTCATATTAAGACAGAAGAGTTTTTTAAAGCACCTTATGTAGTTTATTCAGATCAAGATTATTTTCCTTTAGAATACTTTACAACACTTAAAGCTACTAAGGCTTATACTTTATTTCAAAACAAAAAGCTTAGTATGGACCCCGATAGTGATGAGCAACTTAATAATATAAAACAATCTCTAGTGTACATTTTTAATTTTTGCCAGAAAAATCAAATTAATCCTAAAAACTACATTAATCATAAAACTAATAATCAATTTAGTTTTCTTATTCATTTAAAAGAACATAAAGTTAATGTCTTTTCTCTTTTAGGTTTTGAAAATTTTGAAAAAAATTTAAAATTAGTTGAATCTGACGTTGCAAAATTTATTGTTGGTGACGATCTTTTTAACAATATTTCTGTTTTTAGAACCAAACTGTATAGCTCTAAAAAGGCCGTTAAATTAGTCGAACTAGGCATTAAAAAAATAATTAATAAATTTGCTTGATTTAACTACAGTATCCTTTAATATTACTTTATGAGTACATTTACAGCATCGATGTTTGAAAGCATTAAAGGCGCGCTAACTAAAAATAACGAAAACGTTTCTTCTAAGATTAAGGATTATCTAAAGACTGAGGTTGGTAATACCTACGTTGTGAGATTACTTCCTAACGTTAAAGACCCTACAAAGACGTTTTTTCATTATTATTCTTATGGTTGGAATAGCGTAACCACTGGTCAGCTTGTTACTGCTGTAAGCCCTACTACCTGGAATCAGCGTGATCCTATTGCTGAAGAAAGATACAGAATTCTTCGCAATGGTACTGAGAAAGAAAAAGAAAAGGCTCTTGCTATTAAGAGAAGAGAGAATTGGCTTGTAAATGTATATGTTGTTAATGACCCTGTAAATGCAGATAATAACGGTAAGATCAAGATCGTTCGCTTTGGTAGACAATTACATAAGATTATTATGGATGCTATCGAAGGCGAAGAAGCTGCAGAACTCGGACCTCGTATTTTTGATCTTTCTTCTAAAGGTTGTAACCTAAGAATTAAGGTTGAGAAGCAAGGCGATTATCCTACATACGTTTCATCTAAGTTCTCAACTCCTAAGGAGATTGAAGGTCTTGATGAAGATTCGTACGATAAGATTTACAAGAGTGCTTTTGATCTCGAGAGCTATGTATCGGTTAAGAGCTATGACGAGCTCAAAGATTTGCTCGATACTCATTATAATGGCACAAAGGAAGTTGAAGAAGTAGAAGCGCCTACTACATCCGCCCCGGTACCTGCTACAAAAGTATCTGTTAAGGAAGCAAAAACAGAAGTTAAGAAAGTCAGTCAGGATGATGATGAGTCAATCTCTGAACTTCTTAAAGATCTATAATGGACACATTTAAAGATCTTTCACCTGAGGAGATCAAAATGATTACTCTTCAGTTTATGGGCCAGCATCTTACCGGTGATCTTAAGCAGTTAGAAAGTCATATGATTTCTAAGACCACTTCTTTACAAGGTATGACTATTGATCCTGCTAAGGTAATCAATTCTATTCCTGCGCAAGCTACAACAGTTGCTGCCCCTGCACCTGAAGTTGTAAGTTCTATTAATGCACAAGTAAAGCATCAAAACCAACCGGTTGCCCCGGCTCAAATAAGATTTAGTGATGTTGCAAACAGTAATCCTGATAAGCTTTTTTTAAAATTAGACGAAATTAATACTAAGCTGTCTCAAATTATTGATTTGTTAAAAAAGTAATTGATTAGTAAGACATTTATATTATTATAAATGAAATGAATCTAACGATTACGGATAAAGATAAATTTTTAAATAACTTTATATCTCCGTTAAGTAAAATAGCTGATGCTGCTGTACTTAAAGTTACAAAAGGAAAGATTAGTTCGATTGTTTCAGCAGGCGACAATACAATTATAGTAAGCTCGGAGTACTCTGATGATAGAGTTGATTGTGATAAAATTTTAAATGTACCTGATTTAAAGAAGTTTGTTCGCGTTATATCCTGTATTGATGAACCGAGTTTTTCTCTTGATATAAGTCAGAATTTTATAGGATATAAGTCTGATACAGTAAGATTTAAATATCATTTGTATGATGATGGCATTATTTCTACCCCTAAGATTAGCATTGATAAGATCAATAAATTAGAATTTGACGGTAAATTTACACTCACTTATAATTCTATTGTTAGTTTGATTAAGGGTAGTTCTATTAGTACAGAGTCTAATAAAATATATCTATCTGTTAAAAACAATACATTGACCGGAGAATTAACGGATAAAACGAGATCTAATATAGACTCATACGGTATTAAGATATCAGATAATTATGAAGGAACGCAGTTTGCTAATGCTATACCGTTGAATTTTGAGATATTTAGAATAATTTCTTCTATGAGATTTAAAGAGTTAGAATCTCGTTTAATTACTAAAATGGGTGTTGTAACATTAGATCTAAATTTAGATGATTCTAAGTTTAAATTTATTATTTCAGCATTGGCAAACTAATGAGTAAAAATAAACTTAGAACACCTAGCTATTTTATAAAGCGCCTGAGAGATAATGGATTTATAGCTATTAAACTTTTTGCTATCTATTCTAAATCAGACCCCAGACAATGGACTGTAATGGTTAACCCAAGTGAGGCCTCAGTTCTTATAACATGTTATGCTAATAAGAATGAAATAAACGAAATTATGTTTGAAATAGACGACGGTGGAAAAAATATCCCACCTAAATTTTACATTAAAACATCTAGTATAGAGGTTATTATTGATTATCTCTTAAAGCACGGTGTAACAAACAATACAGACTATCAAGGAAGAGATAGATTTCTGTCAAAAAGATTAAATAATTATGATGAAGGACAAAAAGTCATCTAATGGTAATAATGATAATAAGGCTTTTGATCCTAATGCAAATAAGGACATAAAAGAACTTACCCACAAAGCTTTAATTTCTTTTTTACGCGATCATGCTAAGGATAAGCTCGATTCAAAAAGGGATCTCGACGCTCTTAATAGTCAAATATTAGAGTTTTTAAACTGCTTTATTTTGATAGGCTATAATTGTGAAGGAGAGCCCGTTACACTAATATCTGCCCATAATCAACAAGAAGCAGATTCTTTAGGCACATTGCTAAATAAATTTATTTTTAAAAATAACTCTGAAGAATAATTCTTGAGAATTGCTCAAGTCTTAATATAATATTATATGAATAATTTGTTTATTATTGGTAAAGGTTTTGTCGGATCACACGTTGCAAATTTCTTAAAAGATGATCATGATTTTATTATTAACTTTGCTAACCGTAAAGATGTAAATTATTTTGATGAAATAAGTTTAAAAAAATATGTAAGAACTTCTTTTTATAATCCTTCGAATGATGTTATTATTTTAAATTGTTCTGGCTATACAGGAAAGCCTAACGTAGATGCATGCGAATCAAACAAAGAAGCTTGTCTCGAATATAATACTAAATTACCTGTCTTTTTGAGTAATTTCTGCGAAAAGTATAATTACTATCTTATTAACGTTTCTAGCGGGTGTATTTTTACTGGTTATGAAAAAGAATTTTCAGAAGAGGATATTCCTAATTTTGGCATGTTTAATCCTAATAGCAGCTTTTACTCAAAAACAAAGCATTTAGCTGAATATCTTGTTAATCCTAGTAACACTACAACATTAAGAATAAGAATGCCTTTTTGTGATTATCCGTCAGATAGAAATTATTTAAATAAAATTTTAAAATATGATAATTTAGTTTGCTATAAAAATAGTATGACATCTCTTGATGATCTTGCTACTTTTATTAGAAAATTTATTAAAGAAGGATACTATAAGTCCGATGCTGGGATATACAACGTGGTAAACGAAGGTGGCGTAGACGCAAGAGAAGTAGTAGAGCTGTTTTCGAAATATAATATTATTAATCCAAATTGGAAATTTGTAGATATTGAAAACCTTCAGTTAAAGGCAAATAGAAGTAACTGTATATTAAGTACAGAGAAAATTAAGAATATGGAGTTATCGCTACCCAACGCATTAACAGTAATGGATAAATGTGTACAAGCTTTAGGATGAAATTTATCAATTTTTTTAAAAAAGAACACCCTAAGAAGAAATATATTTACGCAGTTACAGGCGGTAAATATCTCGGTGAACTACTTGTTTTTATAGAATCAGACAACATTAATAACTATTTTTTATCTTTACCCGAAATGCATGTACGAGAAATTCCAAGCGACAAATTTAAGTTTGGCTTAAGCGAAAATATTGTCGACATAGTAGAGAAGTTACCTTCTGACATTTACAAAGTTTGTATTGCGCAATACAATAAAAACAAAAAAATTGATTTAACTAACAGTATTGTTAAATAGTTACATGAAATTATCTATTGAAACTATTATTAGAGAGGACAGCAGGGAGATTAATTCTTTTACTGTTCTTCTGAGCAAAGATGACATTGTTGCTATTGCTTCTAAAAAGGGTATCGAAGCAGCTAATAAGACTATTGATACTGTTGTACAAAAATACACTGTACAGTTAAAGCGTAAGCTCAGTGAAGCATTGAATAAATAATAGTATGAACTTTATTCAGCCTAAGCCTATAGTTTCTCCTATAAGTGGAGAACCTGTAAAGCCTAGACTAAGGACATATATTCGCGAAGGTAAAGAGATTGTTGAAGCAGAATATATTGACCCAGCTTCTGGTGCTTTTATTAGAAAAGGCATTGTTTCTGTCAGAGATATTGCTCCTAAGAAATAATCTTGTTTTAGTTAATATTTCTAGTATACTATAAGTGTGGTTATACCTTCCGAATACGTTTTGCAAAAGTTTTACCAGTATGCTGGTTATCCTAAATTTAAAAAAGTAAGCAACACTTATATTGCGGGCTGCCCTATTTGTCACGAAGGTAAATCCTGGGGTAAGAAGAGAAGATGTATTTACTTAGTAGAAAAAAATTCTATTTGTTGTCATAATTGCGGTTGGTATAGCGATACTGTAAAATGGATACAGGAAGTTTCAGGTATGACATTTCCTGAAATAGTAAACGAATCTAAAAATTATGATATACTACCACTAGATGTTTTAGCTAAAGAAGACGTACCGTTAATAAAAAAGTCTCAAGAAAAACTTCCTTTCGATTCTATAAATTTATTTGATAATAATCAGTTAGATTTTTATAGCAATGATAAAGTAGTAACAGATGCTTTAAGCCTTATTAAAGAAAGGAGACTTGATAAGGCAATTAATAGGCCTGATTCTTTATATGTCACTACTAAAGACCGCACACATAAAAATAGAATTATAATACCTTTTTACGATTTAAATAACGATATTATTTTCTATCAATCTAGATGCATATACAAGGAAGATTTAAAATATTATCCAAAATATCTAAGTAAAATAAATGGAGAAAAATCGTTATATAATATTAATAAAATTTCTGATGAGTTAGATTATATTTTTATTTTTGAGGGACCTATTGATTCGTTTTTTGTTAAGAACGGTACAGCTGTAGCTGGTATTCAAGAAAACAGCGATTCAATGTTTACTAAACTGCAAGAGGAACAGCTTAATGCTTTTAAATTTTTTAAAAAGATTTGGGTACTCGACAATCAACGTCTTGATAAAGCTAGTAAAACTAAAACACAGAGATTAGTAGATGCTGGTGAAAGCGTCTTTATATGGCCAGAAGATATAGGTAAAAATTATAAGGATATTAATGAAATGTGTATAGATAGAAAGTTAAACGAAATTGAACCGGAGTTTTTTATTAACAACTCGTTTAGTAGCTTAAAAGCAAAAACTTTAATGACTTTTATTTGTCGTTAGAAATTAAATAACCTTTTAACGACTCGCTCAAAGAGCTTAATTCTGCAGCTAATCTAGCAATTTTTTTCTTTTCACTCCTTGCAATATCTTCGAATGTTGAGTCACAAGGAGCTGTATGTAGCTGAACTTGCATTGAGGAACCATCTGTACCATTTAAAAAGTTAATAAAGGCATCAATTTGCTGAATCCATTCCTTTAATCTTACAGATTGATTATCTTTTACATGGTTGTTAAGCTCTTCTCTTCTACCCTCAACATCAAAATCTTCAGGTTTAGCTGTATTTAACGTTTGGGCCATTGCCTCTCTATCAGTTTCTGGTGAAGCTACTTTAGTATCTGTATCTTCTGCTGCTTCTAATAAAACGTCAAATTTATGTTTAAACAAACTCATAATAATATTTATTGATTTAATATAAATATTTTAGTGAAACATAATCTTTTGTTCGAAGAAGTAATGGCATATAATAAGTGGGTTTCCGGTATGGCTTCAAGAGAGCTTGGAACACAAAGAGTTACTTTAAAAGATTTACTTACAAAACATATAGATCAAAGTCCAAACAACTCTAAAGCTGAAAAGCCTTTACCTTATCCTATACCTAACGTTATTGAGCAATTAGGTGATATGTATATTAAAGCATGTAATTCAAAATCTCTATTTACTCAGGCTCTCAATAACCCGGTAATTCAAAAAAATAAAGAGGCAGAAGAGCAAGTTAAAAAAATTATTTTAAAGCTTGACGGAATTATAACAATGCTAAAACAAATATTTTACAATACAGACAAGCGAGTTGACAAAAAAGATCCTGCAGTTGATATCAAGTAATTATATAGTATAATACTACTAAATGTTTATAAAACTTTTTATACAGCTTATTACTCTTACCTCTCTTTCTACGCTAGCAGGTTTTCTTTTTAGTAGTTTGAGCCTAAACTTTTTTATCGGGTTTTTTGTTGCAACAGTTTGTCAGTTTTTATTTTATTACGCATATGCAAACGTTTTAGAAATTTATGTTGCTTTAAAAAATAAAGGTTTAGAAAACGAGAGATTAAAACAACTTTCTTATCAAAGCATTCAAGTAACCTGTCCTTGTCATAAGCAGATTAAAGATGTAATTCCTGTTAAACTTAACACGTCTAATTACTATAAATGTAAAGATTGTCAAAAAACAGTAAGTATTTTAATTTCATCTGAGACTGCAATAGCTACTGAACCTATAATTAATACAGAGGTTGATCCTCTTATATTAGAGAAAATAAAAAATGCAAATTCCTGAAAGTATTAATAAACTTACAACTGAAGTTTCTCCTAGTCTACTCACACCTAAAGTAGTATTACCAACTTTAGATCTCGACGAGATTGTATATCTCATAAGAAAATCATTAACTTCTAAAGAGCTAACAAATTTTGAATTAGGCCTAGCATATTTTAAATCGGATGTATCTAACGAAAAGCAAGTTATTAAAAATTTTGTAAATGTGCTAACAGAAGGGTTAGTTACAGCAATAAAAGAAAGCTCTGTTAATGAAGATGAAAAAAGTAAAGTTGCTTTTAACACAAAACAATTTTGTAATACTTTAGAGCAAAGCTTTGAGAATTTATATAATTTGTTATTTATTTTTAATAAAGAGAAGAATTTTCTTGAACCAAAGCAAGTTACCCTCATAATACTTGGATATGCACTCAGCATCATTAAAAAAATACATAACGGTTGATACTAAACTTGGACCACAAAAACTTAAAGTCGAGGAATATACTCGGTGGTTAAGTTTATTAGAAGCTCTCGACATTGTTACACGTAAGGCGTCACAATTTAAAGTAGATCTTCAAGGTAAAGATGTTGATTGGATAAAGCCATTAGCTTTTCAAAAATATATTGTTGAAAGATATGAATCGATGGTAGATGAAGTAATTAATAACGAGCAAATAAATTGCCCCACAGCAATCAAGAAAGCAAAATGCACTACATTACAGGAACCAGTTTTACAGTAAGCCCTAGTTTTAAGGTTTTAAAAGGAGTGAGGGATAAACAATTTCAACCCGGAATTAAATATACATTACTTACTATTAATAAGAAGGAAGATAATTACATATATAAATTTAGAGGGTCTGATAATTCATTTATTGAAGTAGCATTTGTTTCATGTAATGATGCAGATGCTTTTATTTCAAAATATAGAAACGAAAAACTACCACAATACAATTATAATTCTTCAGAAGAATATTTTAAACTGGATTAATTGTAACCACCGTAGACATCCGAATAATCAGTTTTTGAATAATCAAAAACTTCTTTAGAAGCTTCAGAAGCACTGTAATCATAAGGCTTATTTGCACCCGATACACCTACGCTTTTAGTGTCATCGAATACTTGATCGTTTTGCGCCTCAGGTGCAACACCAGGCTCGAAAGAGTATTCAAAACGCTTAGCTTTAATTAGCCACACATAATGACCCATCAAAGGATTAATTTGAGCAATATCTTGATCAAGACGCTGAGTTATTTCATATATATTACCATTTCTACCGCCTGGCCTATCATTTCCATATTCTACTAATTGAAACAGATCACCCGATTTTGGCTCTGCATTAGGACCAAAAGTTGCATAAAAAGAGCTTATATGAATAAATGCTGTAAGCTCGTCATCTGACACTAAGCCGAACTTACTAAGCATTAAAGCGTTTTCGTTTAAGTTTATAGCTATTACTATATCTTGAGGCGGTGAAAAGGCCTGTGTAGGGTGCTCACCATACAACATATCTGCACCGCTTAAAGTGGTATTATTAACTATATAACCTACCTTTTGACCATACAAGCTAATTTGTTCTCTCCAGTAATTGTTAATTAGATTTCTCTCTGCTTGATTGTTTTCTTTATCTGTAAATCTAAAGCAAGGATTTTCTCCAGAAGCAAAAGGATATACTTTAGGTTCGGGATTACCTGTATAAAAGTCTTTTGTTAATACTGCCATTTTATTTCTCCAATACTGCTTTATTTAAAGTTGGATCAAATCTTAAGCTTATACCAGTATTACCTAATTTCTTAGGCGTGGTACTTGAATATTTAACCCCAAATTCATCTTCTATCTGCTTTATTTCTGCATCATTTAAAACAGCACGCCCGTTCGTTTTTAAAAGTAACCCTTCTACTTTTTGATTTTTATTAATCGTTCTATGCATATGAGGTACAAACCTACCAGGGTGCTTAGAATGTGAACTTACATCTCTTCCAATTGGATTCATATGACGTTTTTGTACACCTATTTTAAGACCTGGCTTTGGCTGCTTATTCTTTAAACCAGAGCTTTTTGCAAAATAGTCCTTAAACGTCATAAAAGTATTTAATCAAAAAAAAGGGCCTAATTTTACTTAGGCCCTAATTTTTACTATTTTTGACTATTATTTAATAGTTATTTTAACCCAGCCAAGTAAGCACCAACCTTAGATGTCTTACTTGCAACTACGTTTGCCTTACCCTTGGGTGATGTAGGAGCGCCACCTTTTACGCCACTACCAACAAGAGCATGGCCTTTTTCACCATCATTACCAACCTTATCAGTAACCTTGGCATCACCAGGGCCACTTGATGTTAAACTCTTTGTAACATCACCAACCTTATTGTCCTTCTTCTGAAGGGCTTGGCCGGCTGAATCAGGAAGTTCCTTGAGCTCAGTGGCTTCAGCAGCTACTTCGCTATCTTCATCCTTCTTATCTTCCTTCTTCTTGTCGTCTTTCTTTTCTTCGTTAGCTTCATCAGCTACGGCTTCTTCACCGCCGACTTCTTCATCGCCTGAATCTTCTTCAGTTTCGAGAACAGCCTTTAGAGCATCACAAAGCGCCTGTGCGTGCTCACGAGAAAGGTTTAATGTTACTTCTTCACCGCTAGCTTCTGATTCACCGGCGCCGGGTAGACCGAGGGCTTCAGCATCCTGTGTATCTGAATCTAACTGACCGGACATTACGTCCTCATATAGTTTGTCAAAAATAGATTTACTCATAAAATTATTTATTGTTTGTACTTCTGTTTTTTCAAGGTTTTGTGAGAATTTTTTAGGTTCATAAAGATTATCGTCTTTTACTTTAGAGAGATCAACAATATCCTTATTAAAGCCTTGCGCGTTTTCAGGGCCAGAATTCTTTGGAGTAAAGGCTTTTGGATCAGCTTTAGCTTCTACAGGCTTTTTATCTGTAGCTAATTTAAAAGTGCCTTTAGGAGGAAACACAGACTTCTTTTCTTCAATAACATTCTTTTCGTAAAAATCGCCCATTTCTACTAGCGTTCTTGTCTGGTTCATATTAAGTATTTATACTATATATGCCTAAAAAACAAGAAAGTCAATATTATTTAGGTAATCCTAATCTACCCACTACTGATGCATCGTTTGATTATGAAGCACATCCTGAATGGGTACAAGATATAGCAAAGAGTAGAAAAAACATATTATACTTTGCGGAAAACTTCTTTTACATTACAAATCTCGACGAAGGTAAAATGAAAATTAAGCTACATACCTATCAAAAAAGAATTTTAAGAAGTTTGAGAGATAATAGATTTGTTTGTCTTTTAGCTTCAAGACAGGTTGGCAAAACCACACTAATGACAATATATGCATTATGGATTGCTTGCTTTTTTGAAGATCAACGTATTCTTATTGTAGCCAATAAAGAACAAACAGCTATTAATATCTTTAAGAGAGTTAGATTAGCTTACGAGAAACTACCTAACTACCTCAAACCAGGAACTGTAGAATACGGTAAAACATCAATGTCCCTAGGTAATGGTTCAAGTATCGGAATTTCGACAACAAGTAGCGATGCAGGAAGAGGTGATAGCTGTAATGTACTAATCTTGGACGAGTTAGCATTTATTGATAACCACCTTGTACAGCAGTTTTGGAGTTCTGTATACCCTATCATATCGTCATCTAAAAAGTCAAAGATATTTGTTGCTTCAACGCCAAACGGTACAGGAAATTTATTTCACGAACTTTATTCTGGGGCAATAGATGGTAAAAATAATTGGCACGCAGAGAAAGTTGACTGGTGGGAGTTTCCTGGTAGAGATGAAAAGTGGAAAGAAGAAACAATTCGTTCTCTAGGAAGTAGAGAGGTGTTTGATCAAGAATTTGGAAACGTATTCTTACAAACCGGTGAAAGCGCTTTAGATGAATTATTGTTTGAAGAAATGAAACAAGAATGTACTGAACCTAATTTCGTTTTTAATGAAGGAAAATATTTGATGTGGGAAGAGCCAAGTAGCGAAAAAATTTATGTAGCCGGGGTAGATATAAGTGAAGGTATTGGTGAGGCTGCAAGCGTGGTACAAATTTTAGATATTACAGATTTAAGAGAAATAAAACAAGTTGCAGTATTTCATGACAGGATGATTAGCCCCTACAACTTTACAGCCAAGCTTCACGAAATTTTAAAACACTGGGGATCACCTCTTGCACTTATTGAGAGAAATAATTGCGGCGCGCAAGTAGTTGATCAATTAAGAAATACTTTAGGATATGAAAATATAGTTTCGTATGGTATCAAAGCAGGCCCTAATCAAATAAAATTTAATAAAATAGGAGTCCAGGCCCATACAAATACAAAATATAAAGGTGTAGTAAATTTGCGTTACTGGATGGGCGAAGTCAAGGCTTTAAAAATAAAAGATTTAAAAACACTTAATGAATTAAAAAACTTTGTACGTTATCCAAATGGAACTTGGGCAGCTAAACCCGGTGCTGATAGCTGGGACGATAGAGTTATGAGTTTGGTTTGGGCATTAATGGTTTTGGAAAATGATATAGTGGAAAAATATTTTGAAATTGCAGAATACGATAGTAATAGAAAGCCATTAAAAATAAAATCACTTGATTACGGTATTAAACAATTTTTTAACCCCGCCTCAATGTACAATAATGAAAAACAAGGCGGTTTAGGTATACAACCTTTACCTATAGTAATTCAAGGTGATGCAAATGCATCAAGCTCAAACGATCTTGCCGACCTTGAATCTGAGGGTTGGAGAAGATTAGGATATTAAATATTATTATGGCTAACTTAGTCTCATATTCACAAAGCCCATTTAACAAGTCTCGTAAAGACAAATTTTTAATGGTTTTAAATTATCCTGAAGCCCTTAAAAAAATTTCTAAAAAGGTTATTAGAGATAACGACACTATTCAAAGCGACTCCTTACAATTTTCAGTATTTGGTTCTGTTGTACCAGATATTGAGGTTCCCAATCTTGATATAAGATATTCTGGGCAGACTCTTGCCGCGAGTAGTCATGCAAGACCACCCTATCCTCCGGTAACAGTAAGTTTTACAATTGACAATAGATTTAACAACTATTGGGTAATTTTTAAATGGTTGAATTTATTAAATGATGCGCGTCAAAATATATTTGATAGTACTAATTTAAGCAATAAACCTGTTTTACCTACTTCAACAGATAAATTTTTACAATATAGAGCTAATTTGTCAATATATGCTCTAGATGAATATGATAAAAGAACAGTAGAATTTTTATATTCTAATGCTTTTCCGACAACTTTAGGTGCTATAAATTTTAATAATCGAGATGCTGGAGAAATAGAAACTTCCTTTACTTTTTCATACTCACAACTAATCGTATCCTTAGTTGAACAAGTAGATAGTTTATAAAAAACCAAAAAGTTTTATCCGAAAAAACATAAATACTTTATATGGCACGCACAATTCAAAGCCCCGGGGTTCAAATTCAAGAGGTAGATTTATCATTAAGAGGAGCAGGAACACCAGCAACTACTGTTTTCGTACCTGGTTTTGCTTCAAAAGGACCTACTTCAGAACCTCTTAGCGTTTCTTCGCTATCAGAATTCGAACAAATTTTTGGAACACCTACAAATGGTGCAGAAAGATATTTTTACCACACCGTAAAAGCTGCCCTTCAGTCGACAGCTGCCGTTATTGTTTACAGACTCCCTTATGGTGCAGATCTCGGTGTCGATACAAGCGATGAATATAGTGCACTAGTCTATCCAGTAGCTTCATATGATCCAGCCGGATTAAACATAACAACAGATTTAACGCTTGATAACCTCGTATACTTTTTCGGTTCACCAACACACATTCAGTTAACACAGACTGAATATCTTTCCCTACTAAGGGGTGATGGGTTTACTTGGTCAGAAAATACAAGCGGTACTTCAGCATTTACAAGCCTCGCTGATTTGAGCGGAGCAGGGTTCATCGTACTTAATAAAGCACAATCAACCATTAACAGTAAGTATGAAGGTACATATCTCGGTATTATTGATAATACAAATTTAAATCCTGCTACGCCCTTTAACGACGTCAATGCAATATTTTCTATCAATAATAACACAGGATATACATTCGGTAACGGATTCGTACAAATTCCAGATGTAAGATTAAACTTCCCACTTTCAGCCGATTCAACAGGATTACAGGGCAGTGTTTCTGAAGTACTAGAAAACATTCCTGCATTTGACATTTCAACACATCAATTTGATGATACTGTAACAATCGGTGCATTTAAGCTACGCCAGTCCGTTTTCTCACCCGACACTATTGCTCTCGATTACGTTTTACAAGATGGCTACACAGCATCATTCGACGCTAACCGTGAAATAAATAGCTCTAACGGCGGTCCCGCAGTAAGCTTTTTTATCGAAAAGATTGACGAACCTTCACTAACAATTACAACCATTGTTAACCCCTACATTGCTAATAAAAATAAAACTACATGGTTAAATCTTTCCGGTGTACCTACTAAGAAAGTTCGCTTTTTAAGCGAACCAATGTCAGTACCTCTTGCCGGCGAAACAGAAGAAGAGTACACTACAAGAATTGGTGCACCTTCTGGCGTAGTAGCCACACTGATTAATTTTATCGGCACTACAAATGCTCTTTACCCGTTAGGTGTATATGACAACCAAGATCTTTCAACAAAGATTATTGGTAATGTCCCCGGTAAGATAAACAGAGCTGCAGAAAAGCTTAATAATGTTGATCTTTATCCAATTAATATCACCTGTGAAGCAGGGTTAGGCACAATCTATGTAAATTCATTTAACCCCTCAACATACGGCTTCTTTGATGATACTGTACCGTATGATGACATGGTTGATGCTCTTACTGTACAGAACCCACCCACGCTGCCAGTGCCCGCTGTACAATACGCTGCAGTAGCCACGCAGTTCCTCAATCTTGCTAATACTCGCAAGGATCATATCTTTATTGCAGATCCTATTTCAAATATATTTGTACAGGGTGCGAACATAAAAACATTAGACGTACCGACAAATTCGTTCTCTGATAATATTTACTGGCCCTTAAAGAATCAATTTGGCACAATTGATACTAGTTACGCTTGTACATTTGCTAATATTGCTAAAGTAGCCGATATTGCTTCTAAT